CAAAGCGCGTGGATCTGCCTATCGTGGTCCTTCTCCAAGTAATCAAGCCGCGTCTTAATGGTCACGGCATAAACGGCCACGCCAACAAGCGCAACCCCCAAGAACCAAACCCTTGCGAGGGAATCGATCAAGGCTTCCACGACTACCCACCTTTGTTGTACTTTTCAATCGATCGTCCTACAAACCAGAACGTAAGCATCATGTTCAGCATGGCGAAATCATCCTCGTCATAGGACTTGGTTAAGACCTCGGCCCAGTTAGCATTGGTCTGAAAGGCTATGGTCAAGCCAGCAGCTTTGACAGCCACGTATACGCCAAATGCAATCCAAGTAAGACCGGGGCGGGTAATAGCAGTGACAAAGCTAGCGAACCAGCCAGCCTCTTTTGCGGTCTGGGCCTGTTCCTTAAACGCTTCTTTAATTGTGTCCATCTGCTGGATAGAGTAGTCAACATACTTCTCCTCCATCTTGAATTCACCGCGCATCTTCTCCAGATCGGTCTGTAGTTGGAACATGCTGAGTTCATGCTGGCGTTCGTTCTTTTTGTCCAAGAACTTCAGGACTTCAGGAGCAAGCCGAAAGATGCCACCAAAGATGGAGCCAAGTAACCCGCCGCCAAGTAATTCAAACATGATTACCCTTAGCCGTTACGATGTCAGCACCTTTCTTAACCGTTACCTTGCTGCCTTCAACATCAACCTGCATGGGCGGCTCGGCACGATCAAGCTTGTCCAACCGAGTGATGAGATCCTTGATGACTTCAAACTCAGGCTTTTCTTGCTTAGGTGCAGTACCTGCAATCCCATTCAGCATTTGAATAAGTGCAGTAAGTGAAGCACCAAGAAGACCCATAACAGCAGCAATTTTTTCGCCTTCAAGGAAAAGAGATGCACCGACACCCACGATCACGATCAGGAAGATATAAAGCAGCCCATCTTCGCCAATGGCTTTGCCTGCTACTTCTTTGGCCGAGTCTTGTGCTTTAAGCTCTTCAAGCCGAATCTTAGCCTGCGCTTTGAGTACGGCTAGCTCGTGGGTTTTGTCGTCCATCTACTCTTCCGCTTTTACTTCAGGGGCTACTTGAAGTTGTGGCGCTACTTGCTCTTGAATGGCTTGTACGATCTGAAACACTTCACCATAAGGCCGTGTGCCTAGATACCCGATGATATTGTTCATCAGGGAAAGTTTTACGGTTACGTCTTGGTCGTTCATGGTTTTCCTTTAGGCTTTGCCAGCGGTAATCGCTGCGTTGACTGCTGTGAGGTCACGGTCGTTAAACCATCCCTTTGCAATCATAAGCTCAAGATGCTCGACATTGCGCTTGATGCAGTCTTGACGCTCTTGCGCTGATTCGTTTTGCATCCGAGTACCGGCAACGATGGCGTTGATGAGATCCACCGAGTCGCCCATTGCTGAGAAATGGCGGTCAAGTTCTGCTTGGCTGGGTACTTCTTGAATAACTTCAGACATGATTAAGCTCCTTTCAGGGTTGCGATTTCAGCCTCTGCTGCTTGGAGGCGTGTGTTGAGTTCTTTGATGGCGTTAAGCATGTGCCAAAACACATTGTCGGAGTCTACGGACAACACGCCGGTGGACTCTTCCTTGACGCAATCAGGGCAGACTTGCTGAAGCTCTTGGGCAATAACGCCAAGTTGAACGCCGGATTTATTGATTGCATCCTGTGGCTTAAGTGATGGATCAACTTCCTCTGGCAAACGATATTCAAAGTTGCGAACCCTGATCTGGCTAATCTTGTCCAGACCCTCGGTGTTATCAACAATGTTTTTCTTTAGACGTTGATCGGAGGTCGTTGACCAAGATGAGGAGTTGTTGCCTTGATAGACACCACCAGCATTTGGGCTAATAAAGCCTGTGTTGTTTCCTTTTCCTTGTACGCCCAATACTGTTCCTATAACGATTTCATGTGTACTTCCTGTGCTAGAGGATTGTGTACCATAACCCATCAAAATGTTATTAGAACCAGTAGTAAGATAATTTACATAATCTCCCGGTGAATTTCCAATACAGATATTTTGCGATCCTGTGGTTATTCTTGCTCCTGACCTACGGCCAAGCCCTATGTTACCAACCCCAGCCGTAACGTCTGTAAGCGCACCGTACCCTAACGCTGCATTTTCATTACCTGTTGTATTCGCATCCAATGTTTGATAACCGACAGCGACATTTTCTATGCCAGTGGTGTTGGCGCCTAGGGCTTCATAACCAACGGCGGTGTTATTGGAGACTGTATTATTGAATAGCGAACCGCTTCCTACAGCAACGTTATATTGACCAGTTTGATTGTAGTAAAGCGCATTTCTACCAACCGCAATGTTGTCAATGCCCGTAGTATTGCTGTAAAGAGCACTGTGCCCAATGGCAGTAATACTTGTGCCGGTGGTTACGTTGCCAGCTTGATAGCCTAAAAAAGTTCCATACGTTCCTGCTGAAGGCGTATTCCCATACACCGTCCCCAGTGTGGTGGGCGTGGCAGCGGAGACTGATGCTGTGTTTGAAAGTGTGCCAGCAGACAAAGATAGACCACTACCAACAGTTACGTTACTGAAACCACCACTACCATTGTTAGCTAATAACTGTGCTGAAGTACCTGTTGTAGCAGCGGCATAGTCTGTTCCAGCAGCGGCATTGCTAAAACCTCCTGTACCGTTTCCTTTTAGGATTGCTGTGCCAGATGTTGCTGGTGCATAATCAGTACCAGCGGTTGCTGTAGTGATTGCGGACGTACCAGCACCTTTCAACAAAGCACCAGCACTAAAGGTATTAGTACCAGTACCACCATTAGCAACTAGAAGCGTACCTGTAACACCTGTCGTTAATGGTAATCCAGTCGCATTAGTCAACACTGCTGCTGATGGTGTACCTAAGTTAGGTGTAACCAGTGTAGGAGAGTTTAGATCTGCTTTAGTAGCAATAGCCGTAGCTATGTTATCAAACTCTGTGTTGATCTCAGTGCCTTTTACAACCTTATTCGCATTACCGCTTGGTAAGGAGTCTTTAGCAGCAAAGTTAGTGCTTTTGGTATAGTTAGACACAATCAATCCTCTTTAGTTGACTTTGTGACCTTAACTTTACTTTCTTGTTTTTTATCTTCTTCTTTTACTTCTTCATAGTCTGGATGCCTACGCATCTGCTCAATGTCGTATTCGTATTCAACATTCATTAAGTTGTTTGACCATTTGCATCTAAAAGTGACCATAGTAACCTCTTATATGAAAGAGGCTGCCGAAGCAGCCCCTCTTTAGCTTTTATTAGCTAGGGATGATCAAAGCAATACCAGCATCGTTACGAAGCTCTGCAACACCGTACAGCGTGTCAGCAGTGTACAGCGTAGCAAGGTACTCTTGCTTGTACTGAGCCTGTGAGCGAACAGCCATTTGCTCTGCAAGAACCATTGCATCTTTGTGGAACATCAAGCAAGCACGAGGAGCAGTACCGGACGAAGCATAAGCAGTGTCAGCGTTGCTGCTAACAAACACTTTAACACCGTACACATCACCGATCTGACCATTACGAATGGTGTTGTTACCACCTTGCTCACCAACAAAGGCTTGTTCGGTGAAACGAGCAAGACCCATTAGGGTGTTACGAGCAACAGGAGGAATAACCAAGTAACGACCATCTTGAGGTACGTTAGCATCATCAAGACGCTGAATGGTACGACGAATAGCAGCATCAGTTAGTGCAGTTGCGTTACCAGCACCAGCACCACCAACGAAGGCTGTAGTACCATCACCACCGATGTAAGCAGTGGTTGTACCGGACACACTGTAGTCACCGGTAGTGCCAGCGGCATGAGAGCCGTTGAAGAGACGACCGATCTGGATTAGATCAGAGTCAACCTGCGTAGCCAATGCATAACCAGCATCTTCAGTGTAGAAACGACGAAGCGAAGCAAGAGCTTGAACTTCGACGATGTCCTCAATCAAACGTGAGTATTCGTAGTGCTTGTTAATGGTAACTTGCACTTCAGACTCAACGTTCGCCTGAATCGTAACAGCAGTGTTAGCTGCTTTAGCGAATGCTGCACCACGAGTGGGGCTAG